ATGCCATGGGCAACGCCTACGCCTCCAACGGTATCGTTCCCTTCGCTATGGGCGCCGTCGTCAAGCGCCCCACGATGTTCGCCTTTGCCAACGGCGGTGCCGGCCGCCTCGGGCTTATGGGCGAGGCTGGCCCTGAAGCGATCATGCCCCTCCGCCGCCTCCCCAGCGGTAGGCTGGGTGTGGAATCTACCGGCGGTGGAGCACCAATCAACGTAAACGTTACCGTCGATGCCACCGGCACTAATGTCCAGGGCAATGCCGGCCAAGCAAACCAATTAGGTAGTGTTGTTGCTAGTGCGGTACAAGCCGAGCTTATTAAGCAAAAACGGCCAGGCGGCCTCCTAAGTAGCTAAGCTGGAATTATGACAACGTTCACCTATATAGCTTCATACGAGGCCACCGAGGTAAGCAAGCCTCGGGTGCGTAAGTTTGCGGCAGGTGATGGATATGAGCAACGGATCCGCTTTGGTTTACATACCGACTCTAAGGAGTGGTCACTTACTTTTTCTAATCGCACCGATACCGAACGTGACAACATTCTGGCCTTCTTAGAAGCACGAGGCGGTGTAGAGAGCTTCGACTGGACTCCTCCTCGGGGGACTGCCGGTAAGTACGTGTGCGAGGAGTGGCAAACAACACTAAGTAACTGTAATAATAACCAAATTAGGGCAACATTCAGACAAGTGTTCGAGCCATGAGCGTACCCGTCTCAGCTCTGCAGGAGATTGCACCCGGCGCGATCATCGAGCTGTTCACGCTGGAACTCAACGCCCTGCAGCACGGCGTCGTCGATACCTACCGCTTCCACGCGGGCACCAACCTCAACAGCAATGGCGAGCTGGTATGGGCCGGCAACAGCTACATGCGCTTTCCGATTGAGGCCGAGGGATTTGAGTACAGCGGCAACGGCCAGCTGCCACGCCCAAAGGTCCGCGTGAGCAATGTGATCGGTACCATCACAGCGCTGCTGCTAAGCCTGCCCGATGGCCTAGAAGGCGCCAAGTTCACGCGCATCCGCACGCTGGCGCGTTACCTCGATGCCGCGAACTTCCCCGGCAGCGTCAATCCATATGGAACGCCTGATCCTACGGCCGAGTTTCCGCGTGAAATCTTCTACGTCGATCGCAAGACAGTTGAAACCCGCGATGTAGTGGAGTTTGAGCTTGCTGCCGCATTTGATCTAGCTGGTGTCCGCGCACCGAAGCGTCAGTGCATCGGCAACATTTGCCAGTGGGAGTACCGCTCAACCGAATGCAGCTACACCGGCAGCAGCTACTTCGATGAGAACGACCAGCCCGTGGCGAGCCTGTCTGCCGACGTATGCGGCAAAAAGCTAAGCAGCTGCAAGGCACGTTTCGGCGCAACCTCCGAATTGCCATACGGGAGTTTTGTGGGTATCGGTACATTCTTCGCATGACTTGGCGCACTGCTGCATTGGATCACGCCAAGGCGGAAGACCCACGAGAGGCGTGTGGCCTTGTGGTGATCATCAAAGGCCGCAAGCGGTACTGGCCATGTCGCAACCTATCAGCCAGCACCGAGCAGTTCATCCTCGATCCAGCCGACTACGCCGCAGCGGAAGATGCTGGCGAAATCGCAGCCGTTATCCACAGCCATCCGGTTACACCACCAGTACCCAGCCCGGCCGACCTACTGGCCATCGAACGTAGCGACCTGCCCTGGTACATCGTGAACCCCAAGACCGAGGCATGGAGCGCCAAACTGCTGCCCACCGGCTACAAAGCACCACTGATTGGCCGCGAATGGGTCTGGGGCCTGACGGACTGCTGGACGCTCACCCGCGACTGGTACGCCGAGCACGACCTGCAACTCCCAGATTGGGAGCGCCCGTTGACGCCCGAGCAGTTTGAGGCGGATCCGCTGTTTGATCGATACTGGAAGGATGCCGGCTTCCGCGAGCTGGATGAAGATGACCAGCTGCAGCCAGGTGATGCGCTGCTGATGAGCATCAGCGGACCGGGCCTCAACCACGTCGGCGTCTACATCGGTGATCAACTGGTGCTGCATCACATCAGAGGCCGACTCAGCAGTAGGGATCTCCTGGGTGGTTGGTTGTTGAAATGTACCGGCCGCCGGCTTCGCCACTACGATGCAAGGAGGCTTGGTCTGACGTGATGCTGCGCACGATCCGCATCTACGGGCGCCTGGCCAAGTTCCTGAAGCGCCGCAAGTTTGAAGCCGATGTAAGCAGCGCAGCCGAGGCTGTGCGCTTTCTGCTGGCCAACTTTCCGCAGCTGGAACCCGAACTGGCAAGGGGTCATTACCGGCTGAGCGTCGGCGGCTACGACCTGTCCGAATCCGAGTTGAACGACCCCGCCGGTCAACAGGAGATCAAAATTATCCCCGTGGTGGCCGGTGCTGGTGCTGCGGGGCGGATCATTGCTGGTGTTGCGTTGATAGCTGCAGCATTCTTCACAGGTGGCGCGACGATCGGACTGCTAGGCCTTGCGGCCCCCGTAGCGGTTAGCACTGTGCTGGGAGGCATTGGCGCAACCTTGATTCTCGGCGGCGTCGCCCAACTGCTGACACCAGTCCCGACGCTGAACTCCCCTGTCGGTGCATTTACGACAGCCGAAACCGCCAAGGATCCACGCAAGTCCTACAGCTTCAGCGGCATCCAGCAAACCAGCCGGGCCGGCGTGCCGGTGCCTGTGATCTACGGCGAAACGCTGGTGGGCTCCGTAGTGATCTCGGCTGGTATTGACACGGTGCAGACATGAGCAGGATCTTTGGCGCAGGTGGCGGTGGTGGCGGAGGATGCTTCCTCGGCCACACCTTGGTGCGCACGCCTGATAGCCAGCGGGCGATCGAGACGCTGCAACCCGGCGATCAAGTCGTCAGTTTTGACGACCAAGGCCAGCTGCACCACGCCACGGTGCTCAAGGTTCACGTCCACGAGAACGAGCGCGTGGTGCGTTACCGCCTCTGGGGCGGCGCCGTGCTGGACGCCACGCCCAACCACTGGGTGCTCAACCAGTACAACGCCTTCGTCGAAATCGGCACGCTCGGTGACGACGACTGCCTGGTAGACGAAAACGGCCACCTGCGCCCCATCGTTGAACGCATCGACCATGGCCGCGCCACTGTCTACAACCTCACGGTTGAAGGTCACCACACCTTCATCGCTGGCGGCATCCGCGTCCACAACGCCGGCTTGGGCCTCGGCATCACCGGATCAGGTGGCGGCGGCGGAGGCGGCGGCAAAGGTGGAGGCGGTGGTAGCCAAACCCCCTACACGCCAACGGAAGCCGGCGACAACCTCAACAGCACCCAATACGCCACCCTTGTTGACCTGATCAGCGAAGGCGAAATCGAGGGCCTCAAGAACGGCTACCAGTCCATCTTCATTGACGACACCCCGCTCCAAAACGCAGACGGCTCGTTCAACTTCACGGGCATCACAGTTGATTACCGCTACGGAACGCAGAACCAGACCTATATCCCGCTGACTGCTGACGTTGAGAATGAGAAGCCCGTTGGCGTGCAGGTGCAATACGGCACGCCTATTGTCCGCAGCATCACAAGCACAACCGTCAACGCTGCGCGTATCACGATCACAGTGCCGACGCTGCAGGAGTTTGCCAACAACGGCGACATCAACGGCTCAGCATTCAGCTTCCAGATCCAAGTTCAGTACAACGGCGGCGGCTACACGACCGTCCTATCTGACACGGTATCTGGCCGCAGCGGCGATCAATTCCAACGCGACTACCTAATCAACTTCTCGGGCGCCTTTCCGATTGACGTAAAGCTGGTACGCACATCAGCCGATAGCGGCAGCGCCAAGATCCAGAACGCCTTCAGCTGGTCTAGCTACACCGAGATCACCTACGCCAAACTGCGCTACCCCAACAGCGCCATCGTCTCACTGCGCGTCAATGCCGAGCAGTTCAGCTCCATCCCACGCCGCAGCTACCTGGTGCGTGGCATCAAGGTTCGCATCCCAAACAATGCCACCGTTGATTCCACCACCGGCCGTCTGATCTACAGCGGCATCTGGGGCGGCACATTCGGCGCTGCAGCATGGACAACCGACCCCTGCTGGATCCTATTCGATCTCCTTACCGCCTCCAGGTACGGGTTTGGTGATCACATCCAGGCCAACC